TTCTAATAGCAACTGTATTGACTGGTGTTGTTGGCGTTCTGATTATAATAGCAAAAAAGAAAGGTATAATATAATGATCACAGCTTTAATTCCTGCAGTAACTAGCATACTAGATAAGTTTGTCCCGGATGCAGACACAAAACAAAAGTTAAGCCATGAGATTTCTACTATGGCAGAGAAGCACGCACAAGAAATTGCATTGGCACAGATCAAAGTGAATGAGGCTGAGGCTAAAGGTAATTGGTTTCAATCATCATGGCGACCTGCTACTGCGTGGGTATGCGTACTTGGGTTCCTTGTTAACTTTTTAGTATCGCCATTGTGTGCAGGATTTGGTATTGATATACCACAAGCAGACACGGCAACCATGTTACCTGTACTTATGGGTATGCTTGGATTGGGTGGTATGCGTACACTCGAACGATTAAAAGGTAAGGATAGAAAATAATGGTTATGTTATCAAAGAACTTTTCATTAAATGAAATGCTTAAGAGTCAGACTGCAGAACGTTTAGGTATAGATAATAGTCCTGATGCAGATGCTATATATAACTTGGGTAGATTGGCAGAGAATGTACTACAACCATTGCGTAATGAGTATGGTGCGTTCATGGTATCAAGTGGATTTCGTTCCGTTGAATTATGCGAAGCTATCGGTAGCTCTAGTAATAGCCAACATGCTAAAGGTGAAGCAGCCGACTTTGAGATATGTGGTATATCCAACTTTGATTTAGCTGAATGGATTAGCGATAACCTTGAGTATGATCAACTGATACTTGAGTGCTATAAAGGAGGCAATACTGGGTGGGTGCATTGCTCCTATGTACCAAACGGCAGGAAGGAGAACCTTACCTATGACCGTACCAAAGGTTATCGCAAAGGATTACTGGAGGAGTAATCCTATTTGTTTAAGTGATCAGTAAAATTAAAATCTTTGATCATCTTTTTTATATACCACTGTGCTTTATACAAATCTTCTATTCCGTTCTTATCTTTGTAACGCATGATGTACTTAATGATGTTACCTTGGCAATAGTCTAGTTTGTTCTGCGTTATAAATTTAATTGGTTCTATTTTGTATTTGTTATAATGCTTTGGCGATATGTTGTTCTTGTTCATGGTAATAACTTTCGTAACCGAAAGTCATTAGAACCTATGATGGCGAAGCATTGCATCGTCTGTTGTTGTAACATTCTGATCTCCCCAGTCTTCTGTTTCTTCTTGTGGTTTCTTTTTTAATTGTTGAAATATTTGTCTAAGTTCATGGTTGCCTGCTCTCCTGTCAAACTTACACTCTGGGCATAGCTTTGCGTATGGCCGTTTGAATGTGACAGGTGGTAAGAGTATGCCACACTCAGCACAGTTCTTCTTATCAAATTTTATTATTGGTCTTGCCATTACTTTAACTCCTCAATCTTTACATCATCATAACCTTTGTCTACCCATTCATCATAATTTCTTTGTGCGTCTTTGTAGCTAACATAGTAATCAGGTGTTCCACCAACCCAAACAATGTATTTATATTTTGTCATAATTATTCTCCTTAAATAATGTTTAGTAATATTATTATACACACAACACTAACTACAGTTATCTTGTAAGATAGCCTGCTTTTCTTTTTAGTATTGTACCTAGTTAATATAGTTGTGTGTATATACCTAGATAGATGTGATAGACTCATATCAACTCCTTAGTTTACGTAAGAACTTCTCATATGATTTTTGCTCAAGTCTCCACTGATGTCCAACTTTAATGTATGGAATCTTATGTAGCTTCATTAGCTTCTTAACTTTACCGACTGATGTTTGCAGTGAGCCTGCAACAACATCAATCGATTCAGTATTGTGTAGATTAAAAAGGGACTTCGTCACCGAATGCCTCCAATCCTACGTTGCTGACTTGGTCTAATGTCTTAGCACCACTTGTCACCTGCTGATACTCGTTAGGGCCATCAGTGACAGGCTGAGAGCCTTGCATGGATGTTTTGTCACTGATCTTAGCATCCATGTAATCCTTACCACCTTGTGATGTAGCAAACCATATGGCTAATCGTCTGTCTTCATAGTCACCTGATAGGTGTGGTGCTTTAGGATTCTGACTATCGTTCTCAAACAACACACCAACTTTCTTGTATACTTCACGTATAACTTTACCTGATGGTAGTGTAGCCTTGACAATAACATGGTACTCTTCTGCACCATTGTTGTTTAGTTTACCTTGTCCTACTAGGACATTGTTCTCACGAGGTGCAAACATTGCACCTCTATCTGTGTCGTCGTACTGTTGATCCATTTAGAATCCTCCTCTACTTGATTTAGCGTTTGATGTTTTGGTACTGATCGGTGGTATCTTTCCTTTAGATGGAGATGCTTCATTGGCATCATCATCTTCTGATGGTAATCCGTACACACTCTGCAAAGTGTATCTCTTTGCGTAGGTTATGGCTGACCCAACTTTCTGTGGGTTCTCCATGTTTGTTGGAGACAGAATGATTGGAAGCTTAGATACAAATGCTTCTTCATCATGCTCATGACGAACTGTTGTAACGACAATTACATCTGACTTAGTACTAGCATGACCTGTGTATATGTAATCAATCTCTTGAGTAAAGAATAAACCAAACTGATTACCTTGATTTACTGCTTCGATAACAGATTCTAATGAAGAATAGCTGCTACTAAAGTGTGGGTTTGTTCCATCTTTCTTAGCAGAAACAGATAGCTTTTGGAATGCTAACATAGCTTGCTTAATAGATTTACAATCATTAGCTTTTTTGTTAGGTTGAGTTGTCATGTGTTCTCCATGCTTGACATCAGGGGTTGACTTTGTTGTGGGGTTGACCCCATTTTTATTTTGATTAGACAAGTGTCTCTCCTTTCATTGGTTTAGTTTTAAAGAATCCTTTATGTGCAGGATTGTCGTGCATAAATAGCCTAGAGTAAAAGGCTATGTAATCGTTGCTTATCTTGAAGTCTGCATCTGTAGTAGTGATGGCTGTCTCCCATCTGATACGACCTATGATTAACCATGGTGAACATTTCTTTGCACCACTGCTAATTGCTTGTAATGTATACTTAGTAAAGTAGTTGTATACATGTGGGTTATCTTTGTGATACTCCCACCATTTCTTTTTCTTTTCTAGGAATGTCATTCGTCTTCCTCCTTTAATGGTTCTTTGAAGAATAATACACTGCAATAGATTGCATCATCTCTTTTGTACTCAACCATTTCTTTCACTTTTATTGTGTCTCTGTACTTCCAATTAGTATGACCGAGCATATTCATACACGCTTCATCTAAGTCATCGCTTTTATATTTACTCATCGCTTATCTCCTTGATACGTATAGTCAATGCACCACGTTTGTTGCGTTTGATTGATAGCTTGTCGGTATACACTTCACGCTCATTAGATAATACAAGAGACTTAAGTTCATTCTTAGCAACTTCAAATCGTTTGTTACCCAATACATTTTCAATGTAATTAGCTTCATAGTTTCTGAAGCTATTATCTTTACTTGCATCACGTGTAACCATGTTGTTTAGTGTCATGTGCTGAACACCTGTTGGTAATTCGTTAGGCATATCAGCAGTAGGTGCTTGCTTGTTAACAACATGTGACCAGAAGTCACGTAGTATTGGCAGCATACGCAACCACTCAGCTTCGTCTTGACTGACTAGCTTGCACTCCCATTGGTTGCCAAAGATTACAGACAGATACATATGCTTGAGGTCTGCGACTTTCATATACAACTGTATCTGTGGTGAGTAGTACGCAAGTATATCATCAAATTTTTTGAATGAACTAGTGTGCTTACACTCGATACCAATGTGCTCGCTTTTGTTTTCCGGGTCTATCATGATGCCATCAAGCGTAGCTTTGAATGGTATACCATCGATAGTTTTCTTAGCCTCGTGTTGATAGCCAAGAACATGAACATTATACTCTTGTTCAAACCATGCAAGGTTGAAGTCTTCTGTAAATGTACCAAGTTGTACGTTGAATAGATGTGATAGATCAGCAGGTTGACTTTGACCTGTCTTCTCTAACCATAGTGGATGCCAGTCACCACTCATAATCTTGACTGCATCTGACCCACCAATGAATCCCATTCTCCATTTTGGATCACGGACAGGTGGTTTTAAGTTTACTACATTCATTGTGTTCTCCTTTTTGAATATATTGTACTGCATAATTGCAGTTAATACTAGTAGTTTCTTATCGTTTTGTTGCGTTTTGTATCATATCGAGTAGCTTTACTCGCTTTTGATACCTCCATTCTCCTGCGTCTCTGAACTCAGAAAGACTAGGAAAGAATGTTTTTGTATGCGAAACGCTTTTGACTGCATACAAAAATATATCAGCAGGATAATCAGACAAGCCACGTGCAATCAGGCGTATACGCATGGCAATATCTTCTTTGCTTTCTTGTGATGGCTTGACCATGACCATCATACACTTGAGTAACTCCTGCTCCATGTGTTCTTGTGGCATGGGTGTCATGGCAAAGGCCATAACATTCAAAGCTTTCTCTAGTTCATCAGTCTTTGGTTTGCTGACAAGCTTGTATCCACGCACACTGAAGTCTGGATTAAGTTCTTCCTTGTAATTTAGAATTGATTCCAAAGAAGAAAGAACTCTTGCCTCTACCTCCCTTGGACTTGTAGTTGTTAGGCTTTGTAAAGCCTGTGCTTTTTTGTTCTTGCTTAACTGTAACTGCATTTGTCTTGCCTACTTTGTTAGATGGTTGGTTAGTTATAGGTTCGTGTGACATACTGACACCCTCCACGTGACACTCTGTCACTTCCATAGTGACAGGCTGACACTTCCGTACTCTATATATGTTGACTTGATTCTTACCCTGACGTTTGCGTATCAAATAATTTTTATCTACTAGG